CACTAACCCCGTGAGCGTCTCAACAACGAGTCGTCCTTCCGCGTGAACGTCTGGTAGTACAGGTAGTGTCGGGTAGCGTCACGCGCGTGCTTTAGCCCTCTCCAGTACATATTGTACTGGCGTAGACGTTTGTCGTCCCAGAACTGCTTGCACGTCGACCCGCTCTGCCATACAAGTTCGCAAATCGTAAAGCGAGCCTGTACATAGGCCTTTACGACCCCGATATACTCTAGGGACTGGAAGCGTACTGCCTCATTGGCCATGTTCCCTTCGAATGACTCACAGATGAGTACTTCGGGCTTCCACACTGTCAAGTGGTGCCACAGCATGTGGTGATGTGGTTTCGGTCCGAACTCGTCGACCTTAATCTCCCACTGCTTGCTCTTGTCTTCTATCAGGCAGACACCGGTAGTTCCACCTGGGTCTAAAGCCACGCAATACATAAGCCCTCCTTAGACTTTAGTTAGACTGTAGAGACATGCCCCTGGTAGAGATATATTAGACCTGCAGTCTCTACTGTCTATCCTTTGTAATTCCAAGGTTAGACTCGCTTGAGACTTACGAAGCATCCGCTTGAGATTGTTCGGCAGCTTCCTCAGCAAGAAGCTGTGCTTTCCGTTCCTGGAGTTCCACGATGCGCTCGTCAATACGTTCAAGTATCACCTTGCGCGTTTCGGCCTTCTTGAGAACGACCTCAATGTTGTCCTCGTCGAAGTTCTTACGGTCCCCATCCTTGAAGATGACACGTTCAAAGTTGGTATCGATCCGTCGTCCGTACTTCTTTTCCGCAACGAGGTGATGCTTCAGACGCGTCCCGTCAGGCGTCTTCACATACGTGTAACCGTTCTGTGAAACGGTCTCTTGTCCTATTTGGGTAACAGCGCCCCTAGGCACTTACAGATCCTCCTTTGGTTCTAGTGGTGTTACTTGTGAGTCAGGCATCTCCTGGAGCGAACGGTATAGGTCTTGCACCGTTCGGTCCTTCCAGATCATGATCACATCCCAGACAAAGTCGGGATGCAGTACTAGTGCTTCGCGCACGTAGCCCATTGCGTCTTCAAGACTGTCTGCATCATGTGATGCGAAGTCGAGTTGACCTGGTGCATCTGTTCCTAGTTGGACAGCATACTTCCCAGGTGTCTTGTGGTCAGGCACTCTGTCTCCTCCTTTGGGCGTGTTCGTTCCACTCAACTAAGTATGGCGGGTGCACAGTGCTGGGCCTAGCACCATGACGTTTTACGGTTGCTTGCATAGTACATACAGGCTCTCCTGTAGGTACTAGGAGCTCATGCTCACACGGCTCTAGCGTGTAGCTGTACATTACGTAGTGCATACGGTTAACCTCGCTCCAAGGGTAGATTACAAGTGCCCTGTCGTAATCAGCCTTAAGCAAGTGTTCGAAGTGCACGAAAGCTGTAACGTCGCCATGGCATTCAGGACAACGTTCGAACATAACGTCAGCACCAGCTTCTATGCGATGCAGCTCGGTTGTTACTGTTCCTGGTAAGTGTCTCATAGTTCTCCCCAACTGTTTCCGGTTGCGATGTCGACATCGAACGGAACGAAGTCCGAGTACACCTCCTTTGCTTTGCGTTCCATTACTTCCTTCATGAGCTGCCCAACCTCACGAGCATCGCCAGGGTCAGTTTCAACGAGCACGGAGTCGTAGACGTGGAGTCTGAAGTCGAGTCCGTACTTCTCATGCAGCTCGACTGCAGAAAGTAGGGTGAGGTCTGCAACTGTCGACTGAGGCACAAAAGCAAGGCATTCATTCAGGATGTCTTTTTGATTGTCGTCCGTTACAAGCAAGATCCTTCGGTGCCGACCAAAGTGTGTGACGAGATCGTCCTCACCATGTAGCACCTTGTTGCGCGTGTCCTCCTGCCACTGTCTGGCTTTCGGAATCAGTCCGAGGAACGAGTCGTGGTATGCCTGCGCCTCCGCAAGCGGGATACCAAACTCTTGCGCAATACTATAAGGCTCTCGACCATAGCCGACACCATATATAACAGCCTTAGCTCGAACCCTCTGATCCTTAGTGAAGCCAGGGCCGAACCACTTGAGCGCAACTTCGTTGTTAAGGTCTCGAGTCGGGTCATTGAGTAGGGTGTGAAGGTACTCATCTCCTGATTCACAAGCAAGGACCCTGAGCTCCGCTCCTTTGTAGTCACCTTGTACGAAGACCTTTCCTGGAGAGGGCACAAACATGCGTCGCATACTCGATGCCCTGGGGATGTTATACAAGTTCGGGTTACGACAAGCGAAACGCCCTGTGGTAGTTCCATGCATAAGGAACGTCGGATGCACACGACCCTGGTAGACTCGCTTGAGCATGCCTCTGACGTAGGTACTGTGTTGTTTATGCACTTTGCGGTATGCAAGTAGACGCTTGATGAAGACACGTGGCTCCTCCTGTGTTATCCGACGCAGCGCAATTTCGAGGGTTTCCTTCCTGGTATCCTTCACTCTAACGCCAAGAGCGTCCAGCGCGGCTCCAACTTGCATCCATGAGCGAGGGTTGTCAACCCAACGACGAAGCTTGTACTCGCGGAAGTCGAGCGTTTCTTGCATCTCTTCGTCGACCTTGTTTACGTACTCCATGTCTAGGTTGAGACCGTGCATCTCGGCCCACATCATGGTCTCTGTCGCACTGACGAGCATATCGTGGATGCCCCACTCGTCAGGTGTCATAGTCGCCTCGTACAGGTCCTTCAGGCCCCAAGTGCCGACGACGTCGTACGCGTTGTACTTGTATAGGATCTCCCTCGGTACGTTCTGGAACCCCGTCTTGGTCTTGTACTTCTTCAACTCTAGGTCGTACGGCGGAGCTCCAAGCCTTTCCTGAGCCAGGTATTTAAGTCCATGGGTTCCTCGAGACTCGTCGACCGCATAGGACGCGAGCATCGTGTCGAAACCGAGGGCTGCCCTGGTTGTATAACGTTTGAACCCTGCAAAATCAAACTTGCCATTGTGGGCGGTATTTCGGCCTCGCCCGTTCCTACGGCCCCGCCCGTCCCGAGATTCAAGTAGATCGGCGAGCATTCGTTGCACTCCGGGATACGATAGTGCGGTCTCACCAATAACGATCGCACGTCCAGGGGCGTAACAGAGTCCAGTGCACAACAGCTTATACTGATCAGGATGGACGAAGTCTTCATCCTTCTCCGATCCACACTCGATGTCGTGGACCACATCCCCAGATCTTCTAAACAGCTCTTGCAGTGCCCCGCGAGCGTCAGATTCTTGATCAAAGACTCTAAAGACTGGGGCTTCCCAGCGTACGTTGACTGAAACATTTGCCTTTCCTATGTCGTCGTTGAACAGCTTGAACGAGTCGGTCTGCCTAAGGACATAGGCAGGGTGAAGAGTTGGGACTACCTTTACCCCTGGGTAGAGGGGTGACTCCTTTGCTGGACCGGTTCTGAAGTTCGTGATGGTAACTTTGGTTCCGAAGATGGCACCAGTCGCAGTGTTCCCAAGGGCAATGATGGGTGCTCCTCCGGCGGTGTGCTCTCGGACATCTGCTTCAAGCCGTTTGCTACATGCAGCCACATCTCGTTGACTCGGTGTTGCATTATCGCGCGGTCGGCAGAGGCAAGCGTTGGTAACGCAAGCGTCTTCTCGACGCAGTCCATGGCCTCGAAGAACTGCGTCAAGGAGCTTTCCGCTAGGTCCAGTAAATGGGATACCTGTTTTGCCCTCTTTGTATCCTGGGGCTTCGCCAATGATGACAACTTTCGTTTCTCCTGACTTTGGTTGTTGCGTGGGTACAAATGCTGCTGTTGGAACGTTCAGAGAACAGTTCTCACAGTCAGCTAGCGGGTGCCTCTTTGCACCATTTTCTGAACTCTGCAAGGTTCTCCTCCACTTGTGGTGTCTTGACTTTGTTCCACCAGCCTGGAATCGTATTGTGACTAGCCTCCCAGTCGTACTCCTGATGCGCAATTGGCTCATCCATTAAGCCCATGACAACAGGTGAAGCCGAGTCGATGCTACGGACGATGCCCTGACGAGCAAGGTCTTTGGCTTCTGCCAGTGCACGCTTCGAACACCCGAGACAGTGAATCGGTATGTCCTTGTCTTGCTCGCGGATGACCTCTGCGGCAGCCAAACGAGCATTGCTACCTAGATGTTGGCACAGCAACTTCGGCAACGCTACTGACTGCACTTTGTGCCGAAGTGCCTCATCCAGACAGTAGTTGATCTCGTACCAGGTCTTGCCCTGGATCACGACCATCAAGTTCAGAGCCGTAGCTCCTACCTTAGGGTAGAACCTACGCAGTGCGTCTACTGTTCCGTAGCAGTCATGCATCACGTCTGGAACTACAAGCTCTTGAGGTTGAAGCCAGGATGCGATCGCTAGGAGTTGAGCGTCCGACAACATCTTGCCTTCAGCCGCGCCGTTGTCAAGGATTACGTGATGGGCTATGTCCGCTTGCACTTTGTAGAAGTCACGATACTGACGCATATACATCGCGCCGGCTAGAGCCATGTGATACTCACTTGACTCGATCATGTCCAACATCGGGATGGGGACAATCGGGGCGAACTTCATGAGGGCGTAATCAGACTGGTCTGTGCAGCCCGACCCTCACGAATCAACTTCTCGCCCCATGCAATAGCGTCCTCAGCAAGAAGCTGAAGGGCAATACCCCGCCCTACGGCATTAACCATCACTGTGACGATGGCTGCACTGTTCTCGCCTGGTAAGGCAATACGAAAATGCTTCGTATACAGTGCAGCTGATTCAACGATGGCGGGGATAATGATCGCAGGCTCACCCTCCTGTTGTGTCGGTTGACTTCCGTTCTCCGCTTGACTCACGTTGCCTCCTATCTAGTTCGCGGTTGATGTACCACCTCGCCTTTTCGAGGTCTTGGTCTGTAAAGCCCTTCTCGCCTGCGCGCCACAAGTACTTGATGGCATTGCCGACGTTGAAGTTGAACCACTCGACGACTTCGATGCACTCGACACCACTCGGATGTACGTTGTAATGACGAGGCTTGTTTACTGGGTCGAAGTCCATTGCGCTACGGTCAGGACCTGAATCGTCAGGTACGAAGATCACCCCTCGGCGCTCCTGACACTCCACACACATGATCCCTGGCTGATCGTGCGTACAGTCGTCAGGTAGTATGAACATGATGTCCATTGGAGTCTTCTTCAAGATGTCCCACATCGCTTGACCGTTCATGTCACGACCTGGACACGCCTTACCTTTACCGCCATCACCAACTTCAGACCATTCATGAGGACCATGAGGGCGCATCGCAATGCAAAGTTGTTGTGTCTTCAGGCTCCTGAGGTGTTCCATCGAGATTGTCTCAGGCATCGAACCGCTCCACGTTGAACTTCCTCTTGCGGTCATAGATGGTTGTCGGGCTACCATTGATGGTACTCAACATAGCCAGCTGACCCCAAAGGTTGCACCAGTGAACGAAGACGTCAATCATCTCCTCCTGGAGCTTGCAGATGTCACCTTGCGTAAGTCCTTCCTCGCCCCGCATGCTCTTCTTGATGATATCGAGGACTTCGCCAGTCTCACCTCCCAAACCGAAAGCATGGTAGAACAAGGACCGGTCTGTTCCAGGTTCCATGTCGAACCACTTCTTCCCGTCGATGAGACACTCCTTGATCTTCTCTTCGACTATCACGACTTCCTTTCTACGAACGTGAGGTTAAAGTACTCCTCACTGTTGTACTTGTACAGCTTCTTGTGTGTTGGGCACCATGCTCCCAATGCTCGGTAGTACCAAGGACACTGTCTCCCGCATCTAGTCTCCTTCGTCATTCGGTTCCTCCCACCAAGGAGGGTTGACCATGTCGCCAGCACCGTCAACGGTTGGCTTCGGGTACTGCATCTCCGCTTGTAGGTCAAACGCTAAGGCATTGAGTGCTTCGCCACGAATAGTGACTTCCATGTACACGTCCTCATCGAAGTCTGCTAGGTGAAGGAGCAACACACCCCAAGTGTCATTACAGCAGTCACACTTGAAGCAACGAATGGCTAGCTTGTCAGCCGAGCCCGGTGGCTTTACGTGATGGGTCTCCATTACACCTTCATCAGGCTCATGAACTCAGTGCGCGCAAGGTTCGTCGCTTCAAGGAAGGCACCAGACATCGAGGATGTCGTAGTAAGAGCATCGTGGGCCCGTGCACCGCGAGCTGACATACACGTGTGCTCGGCCTTCATAACGACAGCGGCACCACGTGGCTTCAGACGACCGTCGAGGGTGTTCAGGATCTGGTCGGTTAGCTCTTCTTGTGACCAGAGGCCAAACGCAGTGAACTCGACTGCTCTGGCGAGCTTCGACAACCCCACTACCTTGCCCTGTGGAATGTAGCCAACATGGGCCGTGCCGAAGAATGGCAACAAGTGATGAGCACAGAGACTCGCGAACCGTACAGGCCCTACGATGACCATGTTGGTCGCGTCTGAATCGAACAGGGTGAAGTCCCATTCCTTATGCCCTTCGCCAAGCATTTCACGGAGTGCGTCAACCCAACGTTCTGGTGTACGCCTGAGGACTTCGTCGTCCTCCACGCCTTCGTTTAGCAGGATCTGACGCATGAGCGCTGCGCTGTCACTTACGTCGACGGCACGAAACATGCGGTGTTCCACCTCCTGTAGTGTCATCGTCCACGCTCCTGAGGTGAATACACGTAGTTATGTACCTGCACGTTGAGCTTCCAGGGCAGCTTCTTCTCCTTGATGAACTCCACGATGTGGTGTGCCTCAAAACGACCCCAAGCCGGTCCGCACCAGAACTCCACAGGGCGGTCTTTGAGAGCGTCCCAGATGCGATGTGCCTCCATCAGATCGTTGTAGTCGACAACTACGAACTTGATGGCGTCCTTGGCTTGCAAGCGCTGAGCGTTCTCCAGCCGATTCGGTCGCTGTGTTGTCGCTTCGCCTGACCCACCGAGCTTCCAGTCCATCACGAAGCTGATGCGGTCAAGTGCCCAAAGCGGATACAAGAACGAGCCGTTTGAGAAGCATTCGACTGGGAAGTGTTCCTTCGGCAAACGCGAGAGGAACTTCTCTAGTGACTCTTCCGGCTGCATGAATGGCTCGCCGCCAGTGAGGTTGATCTGGTGTGCTCCTGTCGCTGTCGCCATGTCCCAGCATGCTCTTGCAAGCTCGTCAGGTGTCACCTTGGCTGCTGCTGGCCCGTGTTCAGTATCGTGTAGATAGATACTTGGCTCGATGGCGTATGCAGTGTCGCAAGGCCAGCCTGGACACCTCATGTTGCAGCCTGCAAAGCGAACGAACTGGGTAAGTGTTCCAGTTCGTGGGCCTTCACCTTGCGGACTGACGAAGTGCTCCGACAGTCTCAGTTCTTTCATACGTGGCCTCCGTCTTCTAGTAGTGCCTTGAGTTGAGGGTCATTCTTTCTGTACATCTCGATTCGATGTGTTACATGGTTCTCGATTGCTTCGTGAGGGTCAAGGAACCATTCGGTTGTATGCATACACCCGCAGAAGATGCGATACGTCATACCGAATGGACCTTCACGATGACTGATCTCTGCTACGTAGTGTTCAGGCATTACTTCTCCCATTCCCATGTAGCGACGTTGACCTTCGTTT